GTCTCCATGGGACGATATAATCTATAAACAATTGATAGACTATGAAGTAGAGAAAATGAGCGCATCTGGAATTCCTTCTTTCACTAGCAAAGATGAACACTATATAGATGCATTAGGATTAGCTTATTTAGCTATGGTATTAGAATTTAAAAAACTTACTGGTGTAATTGAAGAACTACAAACTACTAGTAAGATGGAGCTATTAACTAATGTACATTTAACAGCTGGACCTGAAGGAGTATATGGTCAAGACTTGCGCAAGAATGTTCCTGCAGAAGTACAAGAGTTTTATGAGAAAACAGATTTTAGAGAACTACGAGGAGAAAGACAATCATGGGTTAAACTAAACGATTATCAAGGCGCCCTTAATCCTAAACACGGAGGATTTGGTTCTGGACATTCTAGTGGATGGGGAAGTAGAGGCGGAAGTGGTGGATTCTCTCGTAAAGGTTGGTAATCTCTATATTGAAAGGAGGTGACAATGTTAATGGCAGAAGATAACAAAAAACATTTGGGTTATCAGCCTGATATAAGATATGAAGAGGATTATGGGAGTAAACTTATAAATGATTCTGATAAATGGGAGACCCATAGTTTACCTGAACTTAATCCGTCATCTAAAGACCCAACTGTTCCTCAGTTTGACCCTAGCTTTGGAGCACATATAGACAACTTAATGAATGAAGTTGCTGAATTAACTAAAGGTCTTCCTGATAGAATACATATCATAGTCAATCAAGTATTTAAGCCTATTTATAAAGATTGGAAAGAGAATATTAAAGGTAGTTTGTATCCAACTTACATTCCTGACCCAGATGATGTTATATTTATACCTAATCCTGGACCTAATAAATATTCACCAACTAAGCCTGGCGGTAATGATGACGACCCTGGAAATGGTGGAGGAGATCCTGATGATGAAGATGATGATAATGAAAAAGACCCTGGTGATGATCCTGGTGATGATGACGACGATGACGATGATGATGAAAGAGACCCTGAAGACGATGAATGGCCTGGTGACGACCCTATAGAATGGGACGACCCTGAAACAGGGGGTGATCCAGAAACAGAAGATGACCCATATGAAGATATATACAAAGACATAGACGAAGGGTCATTTGATTTTGATTTACCTATAGATATACAATTTCCAGAGATAGACAAAATGGAAATTATAAAATTAGAGTATGTAAAAAATATAATGGATTTATATGAGTATTATGCTAGCCAACTTAAAGATGCATTGTCATCTTATTATTTACAACTTGTATCTGCTATGGTTGGAATAAAATCATCAACTGAAATGGCTTTCTTAATGATGGATATTTCTCAAGATATGGCATTAAGCACGACTGATGATGAAGGTAGAAGTCTTATGGACGCATCTTTAAGAAGTGAAGTAATAGGTAATTTAAAACTAGATTTCTTAGAGAACACATTTAGATTAGAGAGTACGTTATATCATATGAAATTATTTAAAGCGTCGAATGAATTACGTCAACGTTATTATTCTACTGATAAAAATAAAGATAGTACTAAAGATGCAAGTACATCAGCGAAAGTTACAGAAGCAATGAGAATAATGTACGATCGTAAATATGAAGATGCCTATATTAATTATTATAAGTATCTAAATAGTGCATTAAAAGTATTAGATGACGCGTTTAAAGACCAGGCAACAGGATTCAAAACGAAATCTACTATAAATAGAAAAAAATAGAAAGGGGACTTGATTTATGAGAATAGAGCCAATGGGAGACAATATATTAATAGAATTACCAGTTGAGGAAGCATCTGAAAACAGAACTTCATCAGGAATATTTTTACCTAAAAAAACAGAGGCAGAGAAGAGAAAAGATATAGCTGTTGTAGTTGCAGTAGGACAAGGAAGACTATTAAACAATGGTCAGATATTAGCTCCAAGTGTAAAAGCAGGAGATACTATTATATTTAATAAGTTCGCAGGTACTATCTTATCTCTAGATGGTAAAGATTATTTATTAATTAAAGAATGTGATATATTGGCTATTCTACACGAAGAATAGGTGGTGATTGACAGATGGCATTATACTGGCCATGGAAGAAACAAATCAATGAACCAACAATTAACGAAGAGGCTTTTGAATTAAACAAAAAGAAATCTAATAAGTCATTAAGCAACTTCGTTAATCCATCAATCATTCAAGACTTCATAGTAAAAGCTGTTGGGTTTGTAGATTCGTATTCGCGTCGCCGTGAATCGTTCTTACGTCCTGAGTATAATTTATCAGAAGTAAGAGATGCTTCTGAAGCAGACAGTTATGTAAAAATAGCTTTATCTAAAATATCATATCTGATATATAAAGCAGGGTGGAGATTTAAATCAGAGAATCAAGAAGCTATAGATTATCTAGAACAAAGATTTAAAATCATGTCTTACTGTACTGGTGTACCTATGGATATATTAATGCAAGGTATAGCAGATGACTTAGTAAGATATTCTAATGCGTTCTTACTTAAGTCTAGAGTAGATAGAATTCCTGGTGTTAAAGCTAAACCATTAAACGAAGATGGAATGGTTATCGGTGGATATACAAGAATAGACCCTTGTAGTATTAAAGTTAAAAGAGATAAACATGGAAACATATTAAAATATGAGCAAGGTTCAGGCGGAAATAAAAAACAATTTAAACCAGAAGATGTTATACACTTCTATCTTGATAAAGATGCTAATAATGCTTTTGGTACTCCTAGAATTATTGCTGCATTAGAAGACGTTAAACTACTTAGAAAAATTGAAGGGAATGTAACGGCATTAATATATAGATTTGCTATGCCTTTATATCATTGGAAAATAGGTGTGCCTGAAGTAGGATTCCAAGGTACTGATGAAGAGATAGCAAAAGCTAAAAGAGAAATTGAAATGGGTTCTTTAGACGGAGTATTCATTACTAATGAGAAGACAGATATAAAAGCGATTGGGTCAGAAGGTAACGCTATTAATATGCAACCTTATTTAGACTATTTTGAAAATAGGGTATTCTCTGCTCTAGGTACTTCTGCTTCTCAAATGGGTAGAGGTGGAGCACAACAAGATGCTGATTCTATGGAACAACAACAACACGATACAGTTAAATTCATACAACGTATGATATCTTCATTTGTAGAGAATAAAATGATAATAGAACTCTTATTAGAAGGTGGATTTAATCCATTCGATAAGAATTGTCATGTTGAATATCTATTTGAAGAAATATCTCTTGAAACTAGAATCAAGAAAGAAAATCATGAGCTTAATAAATATCAAACAGATGCTATTACGTTATCTGAAGCTAGAAGACGTATTGGTATGAAAGATGAATGTGATGACGATGAAAAACTACACAGTAGATTTGTTACTGATAATAGTGCATTAAAATCTATTGATAGAACAGCAGAACATCAAAAAGAACTTGCTTATATCAATGGAGAGATAGCAGTAAGAACAGCTGCGGCAAAACCTACTTCTAATAGCAGTTCATCTAGTAGTACTAGTAAGACATCAGGAACGAGCGTATCAACAAAAAAGACTAGAAGTACAAAAGATAATAGTCCTAATGGGACAGTTAAAGGATTAGATAAACCTAGTAATCAACACGGTACTTATTCAGTAAAAGTGAAAGAGTGATAGTAATATTTTTATAGCAAAGGTGGTGATATATTAGCTATGGCATTCGAAGTTAAAGAAGAAGTTAGCGCTGCGTTGTTCTATAAGAGTTTAGGAGCAATGGATGTACAAGAAAGCGCTGATATCGCATTACAAACATTTCAACCCGTTCCTTCTGCAGTTTCTCCTGATTCAGTGTTTGTAGACATAGAAGGAATACATTCCGTTATAACAAGAAACTTTACTTACTATACTCCTAACTGTTTACGCAACTCAGTTCCTTATTGGACTTCTCCTTATGAGAGACCAGTTATAATGCACCACAAAGACCAAGACGGTGTACAAGTAGGAAGAGTTAAATCTGTAGAGTTTGTGGAAAAGACTCGACCAGGTTTTCCAGGATTAATATTTACATGTAATATAGGAGATGAAGAAGGTGTTAAAGGCGTTAAGAATGGTACTCTATCCACTGTATCATTAGGGGCTGTTATACATAAAGCTACATGTTCTATATGCGGACAAGACATTGCAAAACATGGAGAATGTGAACATCAAAGAGGTCGTAAGTATGATGGTAAGTTATGTTATTGGCAAATGGAAGAAATGGAACCTAAAGAGCTATCATATGTAATAGTTCCTTCTGATAAATACGCTAATACTATTAAGATATATGAGCCTAATAAGGTAAAAAATTCTAAAGAATGTGAAGGAGGGCAAGACGTGGGATTATTCGATAATACTGACTTAACAATGAAAGATTCTGAAGTTCAAGAATCGAAAGAACAGGTTGAAGAAACAATAGAAGTTTCTGAAGGTAAAGAACCTGAAGTTGTTGAACCAGAGGTTAAAGAAGAGCCAGAAGTTCAAGAACCAAAAAAAGAAGAAGAACCTGAAGTTCAAGAACCTGAACAAGAAAAGGAACCCGAAAAAGAAGAAGAGAAAAAAGAGGAAGAAGAAGAAAAAGACGAGTTCGAAGACATGAGCAAAGAAGAACTTATACATAAATGTAAAGGATTAGAAAAGAAAGTTGATGGATTATTAGAAGATGTTAAGTTCTTAAGAAAGCAATTAGACAAAGAGAGAGGTGCAAAAGAAGCTTTAGAACTAGAAGTTCTTAAGTTCAAACAAATAGAAAAAATGCACTTAGTAGAAAAAGTTATGGAATTAAGAAAAGAACTTGGACTTAAAGAAGAAGATAAGGATATATTAATGATGACAAGTGAAGAATCGCTAAACTTATCTATAAGCAATTTAACAGAATTTAAAGAAAGTAATACGTTCAATGTAAACAATCTTCCAAAAATCAAATCTCAAGCATTAATAGACAGCGAAGCTGATAATACATCTAAATCAGTTACTGAATCTGCAAAACAAAACAAAGTTTTAGAAAGTAATATGTCTGTAGACGATTGGTTTAAAAAAAATACAGGTAGAAAATATAATAAATAGGTTAAAGGAGTGAATACGTAGATATGGCACGTTACCCTTATAGTTTTACATCTAAAGATGTTCTACAACCTGGTGCTAGAGGTGGAACATTTGTAAATAGTGGAATACCAGGACATAGAACTGAAGATCCAAGAATAAACAGAACAAACAATCATTTAGAAATGAATGACCATGACGTATTAAATATAAAATATGGAGTTGACCCAAGACTTCCTGCATTATTTAGATACGGATGGGCATATGGATACAATCAATTCATAATAACTAAAGGTAGAATAGTTGCAGTAGATCCAGACTTAATGGTTATGGATACTGATACTATGCATTTCCATAATGCATTAACATTAGCTAATGGTGGTGTTGATGTTAAATTACAAGATAGAGAATGGGTTAAAGCTGAGGAAGAAGATTTACAAATAAATCCTCAAACAGGAGAATTAGTATCTCCAAGTAATCCTGATGCTGTATTCAGAAAAGCAAATAAACCAATAGGGATAATAGAAAGAAATGAATATACTAGAGACTCTGATGCATTTAACGGAATGATACCAGGTCCAGTAAGAACTGACGCATTAATAGAATTACCTTGGTTCTTATTACAAGAAAAAGCTGAAGGAAATCCATGGGGTTCTGTATATGGAGAAATAAAACCAGGTATGTTAGTTAAATCTGACTTAAACGGTAGAGTTTGTATATCTCCATTAAGCGATCCAGAAAAAGTAGAAGCTATGTCAATGGCTGAATATGAAAAAGAAAGACAACAAGTTATAGGTGAAGTTTATAGTACTGATAAATCTTTACTACCAGAAGGTGCTGCTAAATATGCACAATGGGCTTTAGATGATAGATTAAACTTTGAAGATATAAACCCATTTGTATGGCCTAACCAAAATAGAAGAGGAGAAGACTTCGTTGAACATCCTCCAACTATGTATCAATCTGACTTCAGATATCCAGGATATCCATATGATAGAACTATGATATCTAATGACTTACATATGTTAGCTTCTTCAAGAGTTGGTTCTTATGACCCAAGATTTGATGAAAAACATAGATTAGATAGAGGTATACCAGGATTAACTGACGGTGGAAACGTTATAACTAGAGCATTTGGTTCTGACCAAGGAGAACATGACTTATTATTAGAAGGTAAACCACACTTAACTATATCTCATGTAAATAAATTAGCTAAAGCTGAAGAAGGTATAGAAATAATGATGAGATTACCTGATGTTGATTTAGTAGATGCTAAAGTTGCTATAGGAGACGTAGACGCTGTTAATATAGTATCTGGAGCAATGATAAACGGATTCGAAGTTATATATGCTGATTTACATAAAGGATTATTTAGTATAAGACAAAGAGAAGATGGCGTTAAACAAGAATTAGCTGTTAAAGTATCTTACACTAAAAAAGGTATGGCAGGGGTTCCAACTAACTTAGACTGGGACGGATGTGTAGGAGTAGTTAGAATCTTATTACAAAAATAATAAATAAAAATGGTGATTAATCCGAGGGGGTTTTCCCCTCGATTATAAAAAAAGGAGGAAAGTTCTTATGGGATTCGCATTTCAAGAATTCTTAGAAGATATAAATGGACCTAAAGGTCTAAGAGCTGCATCTGAAGCTGCTAGAAATGCAGGAGACAAATATGTTCCTGAAGAAACTATAGATGCTATAGAAACAATGTTAAGAAGTTCTTATGGAGATTACTCTATGGGATATATGAACATAAAAGAAGCAATAACATCTACTGACGTAGTTAAATTAATACCTAAAGTTATAGAAGGAAAATTAAGAGAAGCTGCTGAACCAGAATATCTTGGATCTAAATTCTTTAACGTAATCCATCAAACAGGTGGAGCATCAGCTGTATATGTATTCCCAATAGTAGGGGAATTAATTGCATATGAAGTTGGTGAAGGTATGAGATACAAAGAATCAAACCTAGACTTCAATACTGGCGAAAACGCAACTCTAGAAATCAGAACTAAAAAGTTCGGATGTAGAGTAAGTATAACTGAAGAAGCTCTAAATGATTCTACTTGGGATTTATTCAACTTAAACGTTAGAAAAATGGGTCAAGCAATGGCTAGACTTAAAGAAGAACAAGTATTCGAATGCTTCACTAAACATGGACATGTTTTATTTGACAATGCTTTAAGACAATCAATGCCTGAAGCTGCTACTACTGGTTTAGGTAAAGATGGAAAACCTAATGATACTTTATCTGTAGAAGACTTCTTAGATATGTCTTTAGCTTTAATGGGTCAAGGATATCAACCAACTGACTGTATAATGCATCCATTAGTATGGGTTGTATTTGCTAGAAATAGTATGATAGGTAACGGATTAACTTATGGTGCATTTGGTGGTAACTTCGTTCATCCAAATGGTGCTATACAAGGTACACCAGCTGCATTTGGTATGGCTAATAATGGTAATGGTCAAAAAATGATAATGAGACCAGAAGATATACAAAACAGATTACCAATGCCTATGAATATAGACTTATCTCCATGGGTTAATTTCGATAGATTAAATAAAACTTTCGATATGTACATAATAGACAGATCTGATGTTGGTGCTATAGTACAAGTTGAAGGATTACAATCTGATAACTGGACAGATCCAGAAAGAGATATCAGATTACTAAAATGTAAAGAAAGATATGGAATTGGATTATACAATAATGGTAGAGCTATAACTGTTTGTAGAAACATAGCTGTTGCTCCATCTTATCCAGCAAATCCAGTTATAAATATACATCCTGTTCAAGAATAAGAAGGATAAAACAGGGCATAAAGAGTAGGCATTTGTGTCTGCTCTTTTTTTATCACTATTAAAGCGAGGTGAATTTGTTGGCTTATAATCAATTTTCAATCATGGAAGTTAAACCTGATTATTCTAATAAACAAATAGTTATCACTACTAATTTCAAATTAGATGCGTCTACTGTTAATACTTCCACTGTAGAACTTTTTGAATCAGAGATAGGAAACAAAACAGAATACTCTGTATATGTAAATATGAAAACTATCACTATAAAGTTCGATGACTATCCTAAGTTTGATACTTATTATCTAAAGATAGAAGGAATTAAAGACGCACTACAAAGATCTCTTAGTTGTTTCTATAGTGAGTTAATATATTTTAATTCTAAAGTAAAAGATAAACTAAGTATATTGGCCCCTATACATCAGGAGACTCTTAATAATAAATTAGTACAATTTAAAGTTAGATCAACAGAGAAATTGACTCCTGAATATATATACATAGTAGAAGTTTCTGATAACATATCATTTGTACACAATGTAAAGAAAATTACAGCTAATGGTGTTGCGTTATTAGAAAAAGAATCGGAGTCTGAAAATGATATAACATTTACTGCAGAGATAGATTTTGAAGGTCAAGTCTTTGCGCGTGCTAGAGCACATGTAAGTGAAGAGGTATTTGGTGATTGGTCTGAAATAGTAAGTTTTAATATAATAACTGCACATATGGATTCCTTAGATACTAACTTTATGGAAGACTATGTTAATACTCAAGATATATTTGATGAAATAAGCTTTAGAGAAGTAGAACCAGTTGAAATACTTGACAAGTCAGAACTAGGAACAAATGACGGTGTTCTATACTTAGAATTTAATAAAGATATAAAACTACCAGAGCAAACAGAAGAAGAGGACGTAATAGACCCAGGTTTTAGTAAAATCAATTATATAAAACTAGGAGTTGTAACAGGCTTCAGAAAGGATATGAAATAATGGCTCTTAAAGATAAAGTGAGATTTGAATTATTAGTAGACCCAGACGACCCTAGTACTTTAATATTAAAACCTATAGATGACGAGTTATTAGATAATAGTCAGTACATAATCAATTTAAAAGATATAGAGTTTGTAGATGGTACTTTCTATTCTAATAAGGAAGTATTCTATACTAAACCTACAGAACTATATGTTCCATTAGATGATGTTAAACAGCTTACAAGTTCTCTTGTGCCAGATGATATCTTATTAAAGCATATAGCAACTGCAGGTAAAACAGCGGTGTACTGGGCAAAGAAAAATGTTTTGCATGAATCACAAGTACCTGATTTCAGTAAAGAAGATTTTGGAGAAGAGTATTATCCATTCTATCAATATATAAAATACAAAGCTGCAGTAAGCGGGCTTAAAGAATATTATGTAGAGTTAATAAGCAACCCTAAGAAATGGAAGGACCAACTATCTGACTTACAAAGAGAAGAAGAATGGGATTTCGATGCTTTAAATAAGTTTATAGCAGGACTAGAAAAAGAAGCGGATAAATGGTTATCATATGTTGTTACTATTACTGCTGATCCTAAATGGGCACTTAGAGGAAAACACTTCTACTCTAAAGGATATGTTCGTACTCATCCGTTTCATAATACAGGATGGGGTACTTATACTCATAATAACTTTGACAGAGGATTTTAATTATGAGAATAAACATAAAGAATATCAATTGCTTAATTGATCGTTATGGATACTACGCTTACTTAATAAGATTAAATAAAAGCATTAAATGTAATTGTCATAATCCAATAACTAAAGATGCTAATCCTGCATGTAAAAAGTGTTTAGGGACTGGTTATAAAATAACGATATCAAAAGTGTTCTTAGCGTCAAGAGAAGTTAATGAACAAGAATCTAATAAGATACAAGGGTTCAGTGCTACTCCTAAGATAATGTATCTTAAAGGATATGTAGAGGTAAATAAAGACGATATAATAGTAGACTCAGAAAACGCATTTACTGTTTTAGAAAGACAGCACCATAGAGGAACTCATGGATATCAAGCATTTACTAGATGTGTCAGCTTTGACATGAAATTAAACAAAGCCTTATTCATTAAGATGTTTAAGGAGGTGCTAAATGAATACTTATCAAACCACGATAATCAAAAACGATAAATATAGACTTGATAAATCAAAACGTAATATATTATTGATTGGAAAAGCGGAAACAAATAATAAGCAGAAAATGATATTGAATCCGTTGACCGTATCGACGGCAAAGTCTTTATACGGTAATAGTGAATTATATCGCGCATACGAAACAGCTCGTGCTATTACAAACGACTCTAATATTTTCACAGTTAACTGTCAATTGATAACTGACTTTATAGAATTAATAGATGATATCGTCCATTATGATTTTGACTTTATAGTTCCACTTGATATCTTTATTAGAGATACCTTTGTAGACCCAGGTTCTGAATCTCATCAGTATTTTTTAGCATACTACTTAGAGTTATTAGGTATAAAAGAAAATACTACTATGATAATAGCAACAGACTACAGAAGCAATTTATATGATTCTATTGATTCTTATATAAAAGAAGAAAGACAGGTATTAAACACTTTTATAAATACCAATTCAACAACTTTAAATAAGTATGGGAACAATATGATGTTTGTATTAAATAATTTTGAGGATTGTGAATTTGCACATGTTGTTTTAGCGGCTTCTTTATCTTCTTATGATTTCAAATCTTATCCAGTCAATACTAAATACTCTTGTCATTTTGATATAGACTCATTTGATATAAGTGATAAAAATATATGTTTCTATAAACATCATAATTACTCAGGAGAGTCCTCTATAGAACAATTGTATAATTTAAGAATGAGATACGATATATATAAAAACGTATTAATAGATTTATTAATAAAATATGTTGTGAAGCAGCTTGATATGTCTGAATTCAATGGTACTCTATATACTCCTTATACGACAGTAAAGATAAATAAAAAAGTAATGAATATCTTAAATGGTTTAGAAGGAGACGTATTTAAAGCATATTCAATAAATAATATTTCTTATAATAAAATCACTGTTAATTCTGGAGATATTATTATAGATATATCAATAGTACCATTTGGGTTATTAGAAAAGATAAATATCTGTATAGAGGTGTAAAATATGAATGATTTAGAACAATATATAAAACAATCAAAAGACTTTGGACAAATAGCTAAGAAAGAAGTTCAAAAACAATCAGGGTCTAAATTTCAAAGAGCAAATGGAAATGCATCATTATTAGATTTTATAAAAATGATAGGACTAATAGTAGAAAGCACAATGGAAGATTTAAATGTTGAGTTTTTACCGTATGAAAGATCTTATATTATACTTGAAGACCCAAATGAGCCTGTCAATCGTCCAACGATAACTTTTAGAGTTAAAGACAGACATCATAAAGGCAATAGAGGTTATAAGCCAGTATTCTTTGATACTTATGAAACTCCTGAAGGAAAAGCAGCTAGTGTATATACAGAACACTTTGAAACTCTTGTTCAGTTTGATATTATTGCAAATGAATATGATTTAGCATGGACTATAATGGATAGGTTTGAAGAAGTGCTGCTTTCTTATGCCGAGACAATAAGAGGTAATGGAATAGTAGAGTACTACTTTAACAGACAGTTCTTTGATACCTATTACGACAACTATAGAAACACAATGTCTATCCTAAACATAGAATATTGTGTGGAAACTGAACGCATCAGAGTAATATTTAATGAAAACATTAAAGATATCATTACTACAGGCACAGCTGAAAATATTAAGGATTTCAATGTCACTGGCACAGCTGAGGATGATAAAGCAACAAAAAATTAAGAAAAAGAAATTACTATAATTACAAATAAGGAGGCAAATATGTCAACTCAAAATATGTTTGAAGACGAGTTAATACTTCCTGGTGTCATTACAGAGATAATAAATGATTATACTGCTAACTATGATACTAGTGATTTTGGTACTACTGAATCAGTTACAATAATAGGGACTGCATTCAATGGACCTGTTGGTCAACCTGTACCTATATATTCACCTGAATTCGCTAGATTAACTTTTGGTGAAGCTTTTGACCCTGTTACTAGAAGAGAAGCTACTCTTATACCAGAAATAATGTCTGCTTGGAATAAAGGATGTAGAGCTATATATGCAGTTAGAATATCTGGTAAAGAAATGTATAAAGATTATGAATTAGCTGTTGAATCAGATTTAAAATTAAGATTATCTGGAGCATTCCCTTGTAATGAAAATAAAGATTGTTTCATGCATTATAAAGCTAACCAAGGAGAAGTTGGAGCAGGTATCTTAAGAGTTTATAAACCAGCTAATAGAACAACTATACAAGAAAAAATGCAAGGTGTAGTTGACAATATAAATTCTATACTTGTTGGAGAAATAAACTTAGCTAGTGTTGAATTAAATAAAAACTCTAAATTAGTTGATTTAATAAATAAATTCAATAACTTAAAATCTAATAACGTTCTTACTCTTGGTATAGTTAATGGTGATGGTGTACCTCTAGATAGAGCATCTAAAGAAGCTCAATCATTATGTATAGGAGATATCTTCCCTGGTATATATACTATATGTAGAGATATGCCTGGTGAAAACATAATACCTAAAACTAATATAGAACTAGTAAGAGTAACTGAAGAAAACAAACCTTATAAGAATATACAAGATACAGTATGGAAAAGATTAGTTATAAATACTGACGTTAGACAACCATATCCAATACATGCTGATAACTTCTTAGATTTCAATTCTGCTGTTAGTGTGCCTGTTGATGACGGTTTTGAATTCCTTAAAAAAGTACATATGATAGATGGTTTAGCTGTTAAAAACGAACTTGATTATGAAGAAGTAGAATTAGATGCGTTTGATATCTATAAAAGATTAGGTAAAGGATATGTTATAAATTCTAAAATAGAAAAGAAAGTTAGAAAAGGAAAAGAGTTCTATAATGTAGTTCAACCTAGTGATGATGATATCTATAAAGTAGTTGGATTAAACGATGGTATTTATTCTATACTACAAAATCATAAATCAGACTACACTGTTTTAGCTGATATATCTGCTGAAACTCCTATAGTTGGTAAACTTCCTAAAAAAGATGATTTCAAAATAGTTAAAAAAGAAATCTTATCTTTAAGAGCAGGAGGAATACAAGCTTCTAATGATAACTTAGTATCAGTTGGTATGGTAGAAGATATAGGAATAGATGATATAAGAGTTAAATATAATTTCAATATAGTTTCTTTAGATGAAAAACCTGCATTACATTTATTATTCGATGAAGATACTATATTAGAAGGATTATCTAAAGAAAAATATGTAAGACTTCCTGTTATAGATGAATCTGAATTAGTTAACCAAATTGAAGGTGTAGAAGATGGACAATTAGCACTTGCTTTAATAGCTGTTGTTCAAGGAGAAAACCCAAGAGGTTATATAGTAAAATACAACAAAAATGTTAAGAGATTTGAACAATCTTCTGATAATTTACTTGGAATAGGTAAAGAAGGAGACGAAGGTTATATAGATCAAAAAATATTAGTTGAATTAAACGGAGAGTTAAGAGTATTCAAGAGAAATGTTGTTCTTGTTGGTGAACAAGAAGTTGACAATGGATATACAATGGTTGCTTCTCCTTGGTTAGAAGGCGAAGAAGTAAAACAATTCATCCTTGTTACTGACGGTGTTTCTTCTAATATATATTATATAAACTCTGGAGAAGATGCTGAAACTATATTAGCTAATGCTTTAGTAGTTGACGAAGATGGAAATGTAGGAACTGTAGAAGACCAATTCGTATTAAAAGATGAAGACGATTGTGTTCTTGTTTATAATATGGAACCAGGTTCTATAATACCTTTAATTTCATTAAGACATTTAGCTGATGGTGTATTAAAAGAAGAAAACTTTACAGTTGTTGCAGCTGAAAAGAATTTACCAAAATTACCATCAGTATTCTCTGATAACAATACTTTCGTAAATATATTCTCTAATGAAATAATCTTCTGTTCAAGTGAAGAAATGATGGAAAAATTAAATAACGAAGTAGTATTAAAAAATAGATTCCATTTTGACTTAGCAGATAGTTCTAAAGCTCAAGATGAATTACCAGAAGTTTTAGTTGGTGAAGGATTCAATAAAGCAGAAGGATTCACTTATGATACTTCTTTATATATCCCATATTCAACTACTGATAACTTCGCTAGACAACTTGCTCAATATTGCTTATATACTGAATTAACTAATTACCCAACTCATGGTATAATAGGTACTAACAAGTTAAGTGGTATAAACTTAAGTGCTATTGCTCAAAGAGTTAATTCATTATACAATGCTGATTTTGATTTATATGCTAAGAAAAACAATGGTAACTACATGTTAAATTCTGATAATGAACCATATGAAATAGGTAGATTAATATCTATAGTTAACTTACAACATGCAGTTAATATAGGAACAGATTATAGCTTCTTATCAAATGGTGCAGGAGGATACGCTGGTATGGTATCTGCATTAAATATAGATAGAAGTTCAACTAACCAACCTATAAACATAAATGCTTTATCATATGAAATGTCTAGTCATCAATTAGGACTATTAAATAACAAAGGTATAGTATGTGCTAAAAACTCTTTCAATAACGGAGTAGTTATAGTAGACGGTATAACTCAAGCACCATCTGCTTCTGTATTTAGAAGATTATCAACTACTAGAACTATAAACGAAATCAATAGAGTTTTAAGAAGAGTTATAGAACCATATATAGGATTAAAAGATTCATTAGCTACTAGAAACTCTTTAAACACTGCTATAAAATCAGAATTAACATTATTAAAAGATGTTATAATCTCAGATTTCAAATTCAAAATTTATACTAACGCTGAAGAAGGTAACTTAGGAATAATAAGAATAGATTACGTTATAGTACCACTTAACGAAATCAGACAAGTTAGAAACCAAGTAGAAGTAAGCGCAAGTATAAGTGAATAATTTGATTCATATAGATTAAAGAGGGGGAGAAATCCCCTTCTAATAAAAATAAAAGGAGGCTGTTACGAATGGCTGCACATATGAGTGCTGAGGAATATTCAAAAACGTATAGTACATTCGGTGGATGTGATATAGTTGCTGCTTTCAATGGACATGTTATAGGTTCTATACAAGCTATAACTTATTCTTTAACTAGAGAAAAAGTACCTGTATATACAATGGGTTCTGCAGAACCTAGATCTTTCTCAAGAGGAAAAAGAGGAATAGCTGGTAACTTAGTATTCATATCTTTCGATAGAGATGCTTTATTAGAAGCTTTAGGCGATATAACAATATCTAAATATAAAGCTAATGACCCAGGATGGTTAGCAGAACAAGGTGCTAAACAATTCTTAAGTATATCTGATTGGGATGCTTTCATGTCTGACTTAGCAAACCCAAATGGACAAACAGGAGAAGTTGGAAATGTATCTGCTTTAGTTACAGATGAAGCTAAACCTTTATATGCTGACGAATTACTTCCTTTCGATATAACAATATCATTTGCTAATGAATATGGAGCAAAAGCTGTTACTGTTATATATGGAGTTGAGATATTAAATGAAGGAATCGGATTCTCTATAGATTCTCCTACTTCTGAAAGAGCTTATACTTTCATAGCTAGATCTATAGATACAATGACTCCAGTTGACGAAGACAATTTAGGAACAATAACTACAACTTGGTAAAAAAAATAAGCACCCTTATTTGGGTGCTTTATTTATGTTTATTTTAATTCTTTATTAAACTGTTGTTCTAATTCATTTTTTAATTCTTGTTCTAATTGAACACCAAACATTTTAAGACTCATAAACTCTGCCATCCATATACTAATTGCTAATAAATCAGAAGGTGAACCAGCTAATGGTTTTAGTTTAGCTATCTCCCCTATGTCTCCTTCTTGTTCTTCTATAGCTTGGAATACGGCATCTAATACTGTATCAGGGACTGGACCGTTAGAATATAATTCTTTATCTCTACCTATAGGAGTAAATTCTTCACGGGCTTTAAATAATGAAGTTACACTTGTATCATAATATATATTATGTAGTAAGGCAGCCATTAATAAAGTATCAACTACGATGCCTCTACTAACATCTGGAACATAATGTCCTTTTCTAATAAGATAGTCTAGTAATATTTCACATACAAGATTTACATATTCATCAATTTCATAATCTGCATGCTCATAGCATTTTTTAATAAATATTTGTAAATCTGGATGTAAGAATTCTATAAATCTATTTGGATTATTTATATCTCCTAATTCAGGATGAACATCAATTACTTTTCTAGCTCTTAATAAATCCATGGTAACACGCTCCTTATTATTAACATTAATTATAATATATCTAAAAGAACTAATAAAGTAATACCTTATTAGAAAAGAATATGATTTTTGAAAGGCGGTGATTCATATAGCCTATTTTATGTTAGACGGATACAATAGTTATTCAGGATGCGATATCGTTGTAACAGCATCTTTACCTAAAGTGATAAGCGATACGGAAATAATGAATAATTATTATACGTTAGGGTCATTACAAACGTTAAGTGTATCCACTCATCAAGACAAAAGACCTGTTAGAAGTTTGGGGAATATAAATGCAAAAGAATATGTAATGGGACCAAGAACTATTGCAGGTTCTTTAGTGTTTGCCGTATTCGATAGACACTTTGCTTCTGAGATAATGAATGATTTGGGCGGGGCGATAATGCCTGATGAAATTCCTGCTCTTAACTTTACTATAAACTTTATGAATGAATATGGTCGTAAATCACGTATGGCTATATATGGAGTAAAGATTATTAATGAAGGACAAGTAATGTCTATCAATGATTTATATACAGAAAACACTTATCAATTTGTTGCATTAGGAATGGAAGTCCTTACTAATGATGTTGAAAATAATAATTTAGGATCTTCTCAAAAACAAAATTTAATTGTACCAGAAGAAGAGTTTATAAGATATCGTGTAATCCCTGATGGGAAAACAACTTCAGACCGTATGAAGAATAATCAAGAACAAATAAAAGAAAGAAAAGATGATACAAATATAATACTAGCAGTAAGCGTTGAACAACCTTTAACAGAAGATGATTTAGGTATCGCTAGTTTTACATTATTAAATGCAAATGAGAGCGGTATCATATATGTTAATGATGGGTCAGGTAAAAATAATCTTTATAGGATAACAACCAGTGTAGCTAGAAAGGTTTATGACAAAGAATTACCTATAGGATATTATTCTGCTATATTTAAAAGTACTTCTAATAAAGAAAGTAATGAAGTTAAGTTTTATGTGTATGTTAAATCTACTATTTTAAAACCTATAACTTCTGGCGGTAGTTATCTACCTAATAATGAAGCATTAATCAGTCTTGTTTCTACATATGATAATAACTACTTACCTATTATAGAAGGTGTTACAGATACCACTATTAAGATAAGAAACAATGATGCATTTTCATATGTAAATTATTATGTAGAAGGTTCTGAAGTAAAGAAACAAGAATTAGGATATAAGAATACTGTGTTATTAGAAAACCTAACACCTAATACAACATATTATATTTATTTATCTGAAGGCGAAGTAAATAGTTTAACAACATTTGTTAAAACTCATGCGACGATAAATGAAACTTTAGAAATATTAAAAACTACAGTAGCATCTAATCAGGATATAATAGGTTCTGATAAACAGCGAATGCTTGATATGTTAGAAACTGCAGACATGAGAAACTATGATACATTAATAGATTTAGTAATTGATATGTATGATGATGTTTCCAAACAAGAACTATTAATTTATTCTGAATTTATTTCAAACAACTTGTTAAAAGAATATAACAGAAAAGCTAACAACTTCATAGTTGAAGTGGAACAAGGAACTCCTTTTGATTCAGATTCAGTATTTGAAGGCGCAGAAGAATATTCTGTATATAGAAACAAAGGTAAGAAAAGTTATTTTTCTGAATCTATAGTAGTAGGAGAAAATGAATTTTGTGCTAGACCTAATGTAAGATATTCTTTATATGGAATGAATAATCTATCTAATTTTATTAGAAGAGACTATGTTATATGTAAACAATATGCATATGACGAGCTAATAAATTATTGTGATGTTAATAAATATAAGTCATTAGATTCTACATCAGTAGCGAATGCTTATCAAACTGCAAATGGAGACTTACTTCGTTTATTGGCAATTAAAGAAGCGAATAATACAGATATAAATATTTTAGAACAACCTTTCGTTTATATAGAAGACGACGTGGTTTATGCTGATATTAGTTACATGTTCCTTGAATCTAATAAGGAATATTATTTAGTTATATCTGAAGCATATAAAGCATTAGACCATTATCCTAAAAGAAAAATCAAATTCACAAATGAAGCTAATGCAATTAATCTTAATGCAAATTATTGCGGAATAATAGAAGAAGAAATCTATTTAATGTGGATAGAAGATGAGAACTATAAAAAAATAAGTCAATCTACTTTATTTATTCCTAATAAAAAAGACAACAGAAGAATAGATTTAGATAATATAAATGATTATTTGATTGACCAGTATATAACAGATAAGAAGGCTAGTTTCTTCTCAGTCTACAATAATAAAACTATCATTGATGATATATTTACATTAGTAAGAAGTAAAAACTTACCGATGAAAGCTATTAACATTGCGCTAATAAACGAGTTAATTAATACTTGTTCTAGATCATATTATGAATCTGATACATTAACGACACTGGCTCTATTGATTAATTCACTGTATGAATTTAATTCTAATTCAAAAACATATATTGATTTTACAATAGATAAAAAAGAAAAGATTGTTACTTATATACCACAAGAAAATGATGACTATAAAATATTTGCTTTACATTTAGAACTAGATGAAGAAGGATTTATTAGAATAGAAATGGAAGACAACTCTTTTGAATATGGTAATGAAGGTTATTCTATAGTGTTTATATGCGATAGATATAATTCTCCATTGGCATTCTTTATAATAGATAACGTAAGAAATAAACATATATTTTATAATATGTCAAAAATCAAGGAGGTGTAATCTTGCCAAGTTATTATACTTATGATTCCTCTAACTTAAGAGAAAGAAATAAATATACTTCTACAGTCGATACAAAATATTATGGCGTTAAACGATATTTTAGTAGTATAGATACAGCAGTGTATTTTGGAGCAGATGCTGTAGAAGAAATCGTTGCTATTGATTTTACAATACAAGAGCCTAAGCTTCCTATATATGGATTCAATAGTTTCTTCCCTAATAGAATGATAACAGGAAGAAGAACAATTACTGGTACATTCGCAATAAACTTTACTAAAACAGATTATCTGGCTAATATACTTAAAAACATAGACGATAGTGTTTTGGCAAGTGATTATGATGTTATCATACAAAGATGTTATGGTAATGAACCTCATATTATTTTTGATAAAGAATTTGATATAACAATAGGATATGGATATTCTAAAATTGATGCTCCTTCATATGGCGCATCTATGCAATCTTTATTAGGTGTTCGTATAGTTGAATACAGACAGGCTTTAGATACAGAAGGTAATCCTATATTAGATATGTATAGCTTTATAGCTAAAGATTTAGAAATAGGAATTAAAGAAGTAAATCAGTTATCACTGGATACTGCTGCATACAGTGCAAGACCTGCAAGCGCTGGTGAAGAAGATGATACAGTAGATAACAAAGAAGTTGATTACATATTAGCTAATTATTATATAGAGGAAGAAAGAACAAAACTTAGTTCTCAATGTATGAATAATTCTGATTTATGGGGAATAGAATTTACTCCAACCTTATATCAAGAAGGTTCTATGTACTATGCTAAATTAGATGTAATTCATACTAATAAACAAAGTGGTTCTAAATTAAGTTCTGTAAAAGTAGTTTTAACAGATCAAGATAAAGGAATCAACCTCGCATTTAATATGACAATAGGTAAACAGTTTACTTTCTCAAATTCGTCTCGTGAACAAATTAAGAAATTCTTTAATGATAGCGAGACTAATAATATAAAAGCCACTATAGAATTCTCTATAATTCTTGAAGGCAAAACTATTGATATACCATATGATACACTGTTTTTTAAAAATAAAAAATAATAATTGAAAGGGGAAATTAAAATGGCAATAGCTAAAAAAGAAGAAATGAATTTAACTCCAGAGGAGCAAATGCAAAAAGCAATTGAAGCAGGTAAAAAGAAACATGGTAAAGTATATAAAACTATATTAGCTGATGAAGCTATTATATGGAGAAAGTTAAAAAGAAGTGAATACAAAGAAGTTATGAATATGTTTGTTTATGAAGAAGTTAAAACAGTAGACGAAGAAGGAAAAGAAATAATAGACCAAAGAATAGATGAAGAAGCTACATTTGATATGAGACAAGAAGAGATTGCTAAAAGAGTCATACTGTATCCTGCAGCTAATAAAATAGTAGAAGACATGGCTGCCGTTGCGGATGTTATATCTACTGAATGCATGGTTAAATCAGGTTTTGGAGAAAGATCACCACAAACTACAGAATGCTAGGTGATTCTTATGAAGATAGTTAATGATTCTAATAACAAACAGACTGTTGACTTAGATGCGTTAATTGATGAAGCGTTTCAAAAATATGACGCCGTATTCTTCTCTGAAATAGAAGGACAACTGTTTGCTTATCGTCCTTTGGGTCGTAAAGAGTATAAAGACATAATAGAAGATGTTAATATAACTGACCTTGATAAACAAGATAAAATATGTAAAACAGTTTTATTCTATCCACCTGATTTTGATTTTGATGAATGTAGTGCAGGAATACCAGATAAATTATATAACGATGTAATGGAAAAGTCTTGCTTAGATCCTGAATCTATGATGTATCTATTACATATGGAAAGACAAAGAGCAGAACAATTAGGTAGTGAAATGACTTGTATTATTGCAGAAGCTTTCCCTAATTATTCTATAGATGAAATAGAATCATGGAACAACTTTAAATTTATGAAGATATTTAGTCAAGCAGAATGGACTTTGAAGAACATTAGAGGTATAGAGTTCAATATGGATATAATAGATTATTTAGCAGAAGCAAGTGGCGTTACACAAGAAGAACTTGTTAATTTAGGAATAAAAGAATCTGTAAATGAATCTCAGCCTATACAACAGCAACAACAAAGACCTCAGCAGCAAGTTAAACAACAAAAACAAACTAATGGAATATATGATACTGCTGCTCCAGGAATGACTGACGAACAATATAGAGCATATCAAGAGTTCTGTAGACAACATCCTGAATTTGCAGATAAGATGCAATACGATGCTGCATTTACAGGAGCAGAGACTAAGAAATCTAGTGTAGT